CTTCCAAGTTTATTGTGCCAGTTCGATTCTGGTCACTCGCTCCATACCTCTGTAGTTCAGTGGACAGAACGATGGACTTCTAAGCCATGCGTCGCAAGTTCGATTCTTGCCAGGGGTACTTTACTTTTTGGGATGCTTTGGTTCGTATGGTGCAATCTTAGACTTAATACGACCATCTTTGTATAGTCTAACAATCCAACCATCTTTAATTTGAACAGGATTAAACGCTGCTGCTTTTTTCTTTGGCATTACTTTTCCATTCTGAATGGTGAATCGATCCAACTATCTGATTTAGCAACTGGAATACAATTAGGAACTGGCTTACCATCTGCTCCTGGCTTCATTCCTCTTTGGACATAGCCATCCCAACAAGGTGCAGCCTTGCCCATTTGAGAGTCATACATTGCCATAGCAGTTTCAGAGTCTGTAGCAGGCATAGGAGAGCATACTGGACAGTTTTCACAGTCTACATTAAGTGCCTCGCATGTTGGGCATCCACAGTCCTGGTAGCCGTTTGCAACAACCTCAACTTCTAATGCAAGTGGCTCTATCTTAGTAACCATCTTTGATTCTGCTCCAACTAAATATTCTGATTCTTCCCAGACACCTTCGTCTTCTTCAAGTTCAAGTGTACGAACAAGGACTGCTGGATTTTCCATCGATGCTTCAATTGCATAGTCTGAAGATGCAACTCCAAGCATGCCTTCAGTCATTACATACTGGACAATACCAACATGTATTTCATCTTCACAAGCAACAATGACAAAGTCACCTTCTACAACAATATCTTTCAATAGCGTTGATGAATCTATAGCCTTATTAGCACGATATTTCTTTTTCTTTTTCTTTGCTGGCTTCATACCTTGTGGCTTCTTGATGCCTACTCCTGAACCCTGAAATGGGACGGGAGATCCTGAAGCATCTCCAGTTGGCGCAGCAGCCTCTTTAATAAAGATATTGCCTTCAATTATCATATTATTAGTATACCATACCTTAAACTATGCCTGACTAATCTCTGTGTCGTCAGAAAAGGCTATGCTTACTGAGTGTCTTGGGCACATTGATTCAACGCTATGGATTACTCCCTTTGGTATATAGGCTGCATCTCCATCACTCAATAATACTTCATAGTTTAGTTCTTTGTTGTTGTGAAAAACTTTCCATAGGCTCTGTCCACTACCCTGAATAAATAGCCTGTCTTGTTGGTCTGAGTGAACTGCGGGATCCCAAAACTCAGTACCCCATCCATCTACCCCATTATCATGTATTTTAAGTTCTTGTGGAATCTTTTTAGGGTTGTCTGTATTAAATTTTGAAAAAAGTCTAGACAGATTATTGTCTTTCATTGTATTATTATTTCTGTTTATAAAATGAATAATCATCATTGAGAAAAGCACATGTCCATTATGACATAAAGAAATATCTGAGACTGCCTTTTTGTAATATTCTAAAACCCTTGTATCATTTTCAATAACCATCGTGCCAAAGGAATTGTAGTCTATAGTTCCAGTTTCTTTTGCATTATCATAGAAGTCATTTATTTCTTTCCAGGAAGGGAAGTCTTTATAAAAATTTTTTACAACATGCAGCCTTCTTTGCTTTGTGGCTAAGATTAGGTCTTCTTTTGTCATTAAGTTCATATAAAATTATAGCACATAACTAGCCATTTAAGCGATTGTGAGTCCTGATCCTGTGGCAGTTTGCACAAACTACTTCACATTTTTCTATCTCTTTCTTGATAGCCCTCCATGAAAAACCATCATGGATCATTCTAGATATATTGTATTTTTTGTCCTTTATGTGATCAAAGTCTAGTATTATATGATTACTAATTCCACAGTCTACACAGCCAGAATCCTCTTTTATCTTAGCAAGCATCTTTTTATACTGCTGCTTGTTATAGGTGTCTAACTCTTTGTCAGTCATTGCTATCATTATACCGTGAAAATATTAAGGCCCCACACAGGCAATTCACCTGACTTGCGCCACGGTCTCTATCCAATGGGTAACTAATCCATCACTAAGGTCCTGTGTGGGGACATTTATATTGTACTACTTGATTTTGATTGCTTTAGGCTTTTTATCTTCAGGAACAATGCGAACCACATGAACATGTAGCATGCCATCCTTTAGTTCTGCAGAAGTTACTTCCATATATTCTCCCAGTGCAAAAGATCTTACGAACCTTCTTCCTGCGATACCCTTATGGACTACCTCTGCATCTGTTACCTCAACAATTTCACCCTTGATAATAAGAGTTCCATTATCTACTGATACATCAATATCTTCCTTTGAAAAACCAGCAATTGCCAGCGAGATCTGATATGTATCTTCATCTAGTTTAAGAAGATCATACGGAGGATATGACTGTGAATTTGTTTTGTGTACTGTATTCAAACGGCCTAACTCTCTGTTAAAGCCAATAAAAAAAGGATCATTGAATAGATCCATAGCATACTTTGTTACCATGTTATTCCCCTTTCAAGCGAATAAGTTAATTTACCCCCCAATTTGGGCAGGTATGAATATTATATCACAGGCTCATCAGAAAAGGCTATGCTTATTGAGTGTCTTGGACCTAAAGACTCAACACTATGTAGCAATCCTTTTGGTATAAAGGCTAAGTCTCCTGGGTTTAACACAATTGCATCAGTCAAATTATTTGAATCATCAAAAAGTCTCCATAGGCTTTGCCCTCCACCTTGAACAAAAAACCTATTTTCTCTGTCAAAATGAACTTTAGGTTCCCAATTACCTCCGTCTATTCCATACTCTTTTACAGTAACGTCTTCTGGAATTTGTTTAGGGTTATTTTCACGAAACGTATTAAACAGACTTAAGCAATCTGGATCACTAATAATGTTATTATTTCTATTTATGAAATGAACGATGATCATTCCAAAAAGAGGGTACCCAGTATAAACTTTGCCAATATCGTCTATTACATCTTTATAACAATCAAATATAATGTCTTTTTCCTGTGCCTGAAATGTTCCAAAAGACATATAAACTATCTTTTTATCTAGTAGATATATTTTTCCTATATCTGACCAAGAAGGTGGGCTTGTAATAAAATTTCTTGATATGTGAATCTTTTTTTGCTGTATGGCCAACTCTAAGTCATTCCTTGTAATTTTGGTCATATTTAAATTATATCATATAGAATGAGCAGTTTATAGACGACTGCTCAGGTCTATTAGCCACTGGATTACCCTGCTAACTCTCCTTTAAGGAGCATCCGTTGTAAAACCTTTTAAAGTCTCAAGCGGAATAGTATATATTATACTATACTTTTAGGTGCTATAATTGTAGGTATGATAAATAGAAAATGGTCTAGTGGAAAAGAAATAATGGATTCTCTTGGGTATAATGAAGAAAAAATATACGGCCAGGACCAAATTGAATTGGCAAGAGTTATATCTCAAGATCAACTAAATAATGCAAAAATATTTACTTCAAAATATGAGTACGCAAAAACTTTAAATAAAAACATATCATATTTAGAAATAGGTGTTGGGTTTGGGCATTCTGCTCAAACGTTTATAAATGAAACAAACGCTATAGGTGCAGACCTTGTAGACCTTTACGACAATGCTGAAGGCGTTAGACATCCTGGTGGCGATGTGCCAGAAGACAGTTCAATAACGCATGAGCAACATATAAAAAACAAATTTTCTTATCATCCTAATGTAAACACAATAAAGGGAGATGGGACTTATGTGTTGACTACCCTAGATAAAAAATATGATCTTATTCTTTTAGATATAGGAAGAGAAAGGCTAATGGTAAGAAAACTTATAGCAGACTCTTCTAAATTAACTAATGTTGGTGGCATTATAGGGTTAACATCTTATATAAACTATGACAGTATTATGTATGAAGGACATGTTGGTGTATTTCAAAGCGTAAACGAGTTTTTATATTTTAACAAAAATTGGTCTGTTGATGCTATGGTATTACATGATCTTGGATTGCACGATATATATATAAAAAGAAATGAATAATAAAAGATATTGGGCATAGAAAAGCAGGCCTGTTAAGTAACAAGCCTGCCAATCTAAAGAGTTACTTCTTTGCTGCTGCCTTCTTACGAGCAGGAGCCTTCTTGACTACCTTTGCAGTCTTAACTGCAATGTCAACCTCAGTAGCATCTGGCAACTTGCCGAATGCCTTGTCATTAGGGTTAACTGCTCTGATTGCTACGGGCACGATGGCTCCAAGCAATGAGTAAGCAAGTGTCTTTGGATCTGTTACGCCTGAAGCGTAAAGAGCAATCGCTGCTCCAAGGACTGATCGTCCGTAAGATGCTAGTGCTGCTTTTAGTTGTGTTGTGTTCATATTATTCCTCCTAGGATATAACTTTTGTTAGTACTGTGAAACCAATCCATAATCCAATAATTCCTGCGACTCCCGCAAAAACTGGTGGTGCTGGTACTGGCAATTTGAATGCAGCAAATACTACGCCACATCCAAAACCTGTTAGTATTGATAGTATTACATCTTTCATCTTAGCAGACCCATTTCTGGCCTCTTAAGACTAGACCCAAGAAGTTTAAACCATGTGGTTGAAGAATATCGCTCTTTCCCAATATTTTCAAGTACTTCGTGCCAGTAGTCTGCGTTACTAGGGAACATAATAAGACTATTAGCCTTTGGTTTAATTTTTAAATTATGATCCATAAAATGGATTTCTCCTCCTTCATAGTCATCATTGAGGTAGTACAGTGCTGCAAAATCCCCTGTAGTATCTGCATGCTCATTCATGGTGTAGTTTTTTTCAAATTTAACCAAAGGAACCGCTCTTTTTTCAAAAGGATAAAGATCTACACCATAAAAGTTTATACAATTTTCATAGGCAACCATATAAACCTTGTCTAGAAGAACAACAATTTCGTCTGGCTGTTTTGATGGTGAAAGCAACTTGACGCCCCATGGCTGAGTGTGCCAATTATCAGCACTTTCCACATAGTCAAGAATTTTTTTGTGCTCTTCTTTAGATAAAATATTTTCTCTAATCTGTATATTATTTACAGAATTTCCCAAATTAGGTGTTATCATGTTTTAATTATACCATTCTCCCTGTTTGTCAAAAGTAGAACCAGTAAATTGAAACCACATAGCAGAACTGTATCGATCATTGTCAATAATTTCATTTACTCCATGAACATAGTTCTCATTACCAGGAAATATAATAAGGCTATTAGCCTTGGGCTTAATTGTTAAATTATGATCTGGAAAATCAATTTCTCCCCCAGTGTAGTCGTCGTTAATATAATATACTGATGCCATGTGATTACCTTCTGACGAGAGAGTGTCTACATGTGGGACTAAATAAAAACCTTTTACAAATTTAACTACATGTAGTTTTGATTTACGGTGAGGATTTATAGATACATTATAAAAATCTGTAATTTTTTTGTAAACAAGTTCAGATGCTTTGTTTAGTATTTCAAGAATTTCTTTAGGCAAATTTTGTGATTCAATAGTTCTAGCAAGCCATGGCTGTTCTTTCCAAGATTCAACATTTTTTGCATACTCAAGCAAAACTTTATGATCTTCTTCAGGTAACACATTTTCTATATATTGTATATTTTCTGTAGCGTTTCCTATTTTTCTAACATTTGCTAAATAGATTTCATCTTTTTCGGAAGGTTGCTCAATCATAGTTTTGACCTATACGTTGTGTAGTTGGTCCTAAGAATGTAGATCCAGTGAAAACAAAACGCATTCCGTAAGTATATCTAAATCCTTCTGAAACTTCAAGGACTCCGTGACGATAGTTTTCGTTACCAGGGAACATAATTATAGTGTTTGATTTAGGTTTAATCTTTAAATCATAATCTGGAAAAACTATTTCTCCTCCCTCATAATTATCATTAAAGTAGTACATGCATACAATGTGCTGATGTTTCATTGAGTCTGTATCTATATGAGGTTTCATGTTACTTCCCACACGCCACTTCGTTAAAAAGTATTGCCCCATAAACTCACTATCTACTTCAACATCGTAGTGATCCATGCACCTTAGTCTGGAAGTTTGAAATATTTTTTTAAAAAGTTCAAGGCAGTCTTCTGGGAGTGCTCCGTTAGGGCTTCTCTCTGTGGTCCATGGCTCTTTGATCCAGTCAATGTCATCAGAACTGTTTACAAAATTAGACAATATTTGATATTCTTCATTAGGTAAAAAATTCTCTATAACATATACGTTTTTTGCATCACTCCCTATTTTTGCAACATTTGCTAAATAGATTTCATCTTTTCCATCAGGGTCTTTAGTCATGTATCTATTTTACCATAATTTTCTGGCAATAGTTTCTTTAATTCTTTATATGCCCCTGATATTTTTTTCATAGAATAATAGTGTGGATAGGCTGAACTTGCTATACCATACTCATCAAAGTATGCTATTTCAGGCTCAACATCAGTAATAAACTTATTTATACCTTCTTGAGCCTCATCTATGTACTGATATGCCCAGTCACGAGAATCTGAAACAAATTTTAAAAATGCCTCATCTGCATATTCTTTCTCTGTTTTGCTTGTGTTCCTGCTTAATTGTTGCATTAACAAAGTTTCTAGGGTTTTGGTAATAAGAGTCTTATTGGCCTTTTTTTGCAGTACATAGAGGGATAAAAAAAGCAATGTCAAAGACGACAGAATGCATATAAAAATTAACTCAATCATAGTTCTTTGCCACCCTCTCTTACCAGTAGAACAATCGCTCCATTATCTTCTAAAGCCTTTTTTACACGGATCATATACTCTATAGCCTGCTTTTTCTTTTCAACTGTTTCAAGAGACATAAAGACTTTTTCTTTTGCTTTGACAGTTATGAATGTGTCATTATCTACTAACTCTAAAGAAAATCCTTCAGGACATCTAAGAGATCTGAACGCTCTTTTCATTTGATCTGTATACATATTACTCCATAGTTAGGGACTGCCATGTTATTCCCCAGTCAGTTTTTGTTTTATGGCTAGAGAACTCTTTTGATATTTCTCCATTTTCTAAGAACACCCCACCCCAGACACCCCACTCTTTTCCTGAAATTCCAACAGAAAAACATTCTTTTCTTACTGGACAGGAAAAACATAGGGCATCAATTGCTGGCCTTAGTAGTTCGTCATCTTCATACTTTTCAAAGAATAAGTTTGTGTCATAGTCTAAGCAGACTGCATCATCTTTCCATTTAAATTTATTCACTTAGATCACATACTTATCAGGGATTTCCCATCCTTTGTTAGAAGGAATAAATTCTTTTTTCATTTGCCACTTGTTGTTTTTATAGATACCAAACTTTGAGTAGTAGGCTTTTTCTGAAGGAAAAGTCTCAACTACTGTCCAACCATCCCAGGATAGTTGCCTATTCTTGTTAACTATTGATTCCATAGTTTCTAAAGAATTAACTAATTTCATAATCTTTCCATTCTATTTGTGTGCCAAGGCACTTTTGAAGCATACTAAATTCTAACATATATGACAATGTTTGTCAACAACAACTAGAAATTGTATACGTTTGTATTGATATTGTTTAGTTTTGATACATGAACTGTTTTTGATACTGGCTCTTTTGGATTAGATAAAAAAGCAAAGTGGTCAAGTTCTGATATGTTTTCTTCTAGCCATTGAGGAGTCACCTTAATAAACTTAATAGACTTACCTCTTAACTTCATTCCCTTTTCAGATAGGTTTGAAAATTCCATGGCCATCATGTTAATGTTGTTTGGTCCTGCAGAGTATATGTGAAAGTTTTTGTCCTCCTCCAATAACTCAGAAAGGGCAACGGCCATAGATCTAAGGAAAATCTGGTAGTTATCAAAACTACTAGTTCCCTGAACCCCTACTATCATCGTTAATCCCTTCTCTTAATCTATCCATTATGAATAGCATTTTATCTAATTGTACCTTATCCATGTGTATTGTGTCAACTTGTATAGCAGAATCTTTGCTAATTAAATTATTTATCATTGGTGCCGTATAAAAAGCATTGTCTTTGATCCAATAAGCAGTGTCTTCAACAATAATTACCTTAACATTTTCTTTTTCTTTACGAATCTTTGATTGACTTTTTTTATTTATCTTTTCAATATATTTTCTTTGCCTTGAGTATTGATTATGAATCATAGACTGAGTCATCATAGGCTCATAAACTTCCTTATTTCTAAAGAATACTACATATCCTATTAGTAATAATAAAGGAACAGTTAAAGCCAACGCTCCATACAGGTTATTCATAAATACCCCCAAGTAACCATTGTATCACTTTTCTCTAAACCCTTAGTCTCCAGTTCATGGCTTTAGGACCTTGCTTTATCATTTGGAACATGTGGTGTTTATATTGCTCTGTTAGTTCTGCGTAAATTTCTGGGTTGACCAACTCAAGTTTGTCTGTTATTGAATAAAGCATTTCTCCTTTTTCATCTATGCCAGCCATCTCTATGGCTCCCTGCATAATTAAATGCTCTACCATTGCTTGGCTTTTTATATTATTAAAGTTCATAGGATACTTCCTTTTCTTTTATATTTGTTGCCCAAATAGGCATTGCTATTCTTACACCAGACAAAACTTTTGTTATTGTGTGTAATTCTTCAGAATCAAAAAGGATAAGACTTAACTTTTTTGGTTTAATTGTGAGATCTCTTTTTGGAAAATTTAAATATCCTCCATCAAAGTCTTCATTTAAATAAATCACACCACTTCTAAATAAATGCTCTGCCCCTTTATGATTATCCCTATGGGGAGCAAGGGCACTTTCTGGCCCCAACATAGTCATCCACTGTGCTGTTAAGTATATGTCTTCATTGTCTTTAAAAAAAAGATTACACTCTGATAAAAATTTATCAGCGTATTTTTTTAATAAATGTAAAATTTCTGGGTGATTTGAAAATTTATTCTGTTCTGGTATGTGTGATTCATACCTTATTTTATTCTCAATTGTATGCTTTAAAGGCCTAGAGAATTTTGTTTTGTCTGAACAGTTATTTTTTATATAACTTACAAGTGTGTCAGCATCTTCTAAGGTTATAAAATTTTCTATTACATTAATTTTAAAGTCTAACATTACTTGCCAGACTTTGCTCTAGCCTTTGCAAGTGCTACAAAATCTTTGACCTTTGTCTCGCCCATGTATCCCCAAGCATGACCATCATTAATCATCTTATCGTTAATAGAAACGGTATCTCCATCAAGATAAACCCAACCAAGAATACGACCATATTTTTCTGAAGAATCCATCTTCTCGGTCTTGATCACAACAGACTTAGCCCCGTCGATAGCATGCTTCAAATAAGCCTTTGCTTCCAGTCCTAAAGCCTTTTCAGCCTTGTCTGCTGTACGAGACTCAGGGGTATCAATACCAGCCAGTCTGACTCTTGAACTAAAAGAAATGTCAAACCCTAAATCAATTTCGACATCGATGGTATCTCCATCAACGACCTTTGTTACTTTCTTTACATAATATTCAAACATTATTTTCTCCTATTCAATATGTTTGTTTGGCATGATATCAAACAATAGATGAATTCTATCTGTTGTACCATTATTTGCTACTCCATGAGTTTTTGCATTGTTGATTTCCCAACAATCTCCAGCCTTCATATTTTTTTCTTCTTTATCAACTGTAAAAATAGCATCTTCGTTTGTTTGAATTGCTATGTGGTGTCTATGAACAAGTCCTAGATAATCACCCTCATCACAGTGTGGATAAACAACTTTCTTAGCAGGCAATCTTAAAAATGCTACTTGGCCTGCTTTGCCATCATGTTGTTTTTCATAATGGCTAACTATTGGCGATATCATTTGCCAAAGTTCTGGATCTTTAAGTCTAACTCTTGGCTGAAAAGGTTGTCCTAATCTCCATCCTTCAAGTTCAGTTACAAAAACAGTTGTTGTTTCTTTATGAACAAAAGGAAACATTTGTTGACGTGTTTGATCAAGCCACCACTCCTCTTCTGGATAAGATAAAAGTTTATTTAAAATATCATTTACATCATGATTTCCATAATATAAATATCTCCAGTCTTCTTGCCTTTTTTTCTTAATTATTGATAACATTATTTTCTCCCCCATTGTATGTAGTTCCATCCACGCTCATGTGCGTAGTAAATAAATATTTTAACTACCGTTTCCCAAAAAGCAATTGCACCTGACAGGCTGGCACTTCTTGTTATAACATAGGCAACAACAAATGAAGAAAGTGTTCCCCATATGCGATAACTTAATGCCTTGGCAAAAGATCTGGCCTTAGTTACTGTCATC